ATAGAAAAAAATATGAAAAATGAAAAACCACCACAATGGTTCCTAACAGAGGCTGCTGATCAAAAAAACAAGATTGAGGTTATTGACTGGGTAAAGTTCACGAGGGAGTGGCAGAAGAAGGCCTTGAAAGTAATTTCACAAGTCAAGGGATTATGATGGAAAAGATTACAAGCGTAAAGGATTTAATAAACATAGACCATGACGGAGCGTCAGTGAGCTACGGTGGTCTGGCAGGAATGCTCGTCGCTACGGTGAAGTGGGCGGATAAGTTCATTCGAAAGGATGAACCCGCCCTCGCACTGAAACTTCTGGAGCAGGCGCTTAAAGAGAACAGGAAGGTGAATGATGTCGTTGAGAGATATAACAGGAGATTCAATGCTGAGTCTGAAAAAGTTTGATGATTGGATAGGCAAGTCACGGAGGGGTGACAGGATCATGTACTACCGCGGCCTGATCATGGCCCCGGAGGCGCAGAAGCTCTCCCCGACGAACGACAAGACGCGCGTCTGGAAGCTTCGGAACCACGTGCGCGGCGCGTACTACAAGGAACTCGTGACCCTCGTGCAGAAGAAGCACGACAAGATGGACTACGAGTACTGGGCGCAGCGGCTGTGATGTGGGGGATCATAATGTTCTTCATCATCCCGATAAAGATTTTTGTCGCGTTGTGGATAGTGATGCAGATATACAAGATGGTTTTCGGGCTGTGAAAAAAATTAAAACAGAGGATGACCCCGACTACCGTTACTGGGATTTCCGGGATGAGATACTGCAAGTTGAGAAAATGAGAACCATGACCACAGGAGGTAAAAATGGGAAAAACTGAAAAGAAGAAAAAAGCAAGGAAGAAACTGAGCCCGCTTGACAAGATCAGGAAGGAGCTTGACAAGCTGGCGGCGCTGCACGCGAAGGAGGAAGCGATCGTTGAGAGCATCAATGACATCATTGATGACGAAAAACTCAAGGATGAAGATGACTTCGACTGGGGCTAGGCTGAATGGTTGACACGACTAAATACAAGTCCGTGGCCGTGAGAATCCCCTACTATGACGCTTTAGTCAAGATGGGGCTCTCCACGCTGCGTGGACCGGGACAACAGATGATGGTGCTGATCAAGAACGAAGCAGATGAGAGAGGAATAAAGATTAAAGATGAAAGAATTAAGAAAAGTAACAGAAAAAATTAAGAAGGTTCTCATTGACGCCGAGCGCGGCAATGAGGAGTTTCCTTGGATCGTGGACAAGCTGTCCCTCATAAAGATGTATGACATGGGGCTGCCGATTCACATGGTCCTGGGGCTGATTGACGAATTCGTGGAGGACGTGGAGGAGAGAAAGCGCATAAAGGCTTTGGAAGGGTTCGATGAGGAACACGTACGAAAAGTTTATGACAGGGTTAATGTAAAATGGAACGACAGGAACATCAACTAACGAAGAAGATCATTGATCTTCACCAGGTGGAGGACGGCGCCATCAATCCCAAGACGGGGTTGACGGAGAAGCCTTCGTGGTACGTGCGGTTCGAAGACATGTCTGATCGCGTGCTGTTCAGGTCCAAGTTACTGGAGCTATTATCGATGGGATTCAGGAAGACAGTGGAAAATTTCAAGGCCGGAAAGGCCACGACCGTGCAGGGGGGCGAAGCGCGCTTCTGGGTTGTGGTGTTCCAGGACTATGAGGTGCGGCTTCAGACGAAATCGCAGATAATGGACATAGTGACGGAAGGACACAGGCACAGGGAGGATGATGACAATGCAAAATTCGAACGAAACGGGCACGACAAAATCACCCTCGAGTAAATATCCGGACTGCTGGCCCATGGTCCGCATAACCTGGATGGACGCCATGGACGGTGAAACGGGATGGGTTAATCTAGGCAAGATGCGGGACGCGAAGCTCGCGACGTGCGTTGACATTGGATGGATGATACGGAATGACGAGGAACGAGTCACGATCATGGGGTCGTGGTGCCTTGATCCGCAGGAGGACGAGGAGAAGGACAAGGAGGGGGGACGATACATAATGATACCGAAGGGATGGGTGAAGAACATCGAATACCTCATGATTGACAGTATGTATTCTGATGAAAATTATGGACAAATACGAGATTAACGTGTGGAAGGACGCCGAGCTGCTCAGCAAGGAGGTCGTTGAGTTCGAGTCAAATGAGAAATGCTACGACTACGTGATGGACAAGCACTACGCTCCTGGGACATGGACTGGATCACACCAGAACAAGAACGGAGTGACTCTGAACAGGCCGCCACTTGGAATAAGAATAACATGGGCCAAACGCACCAAGGACAACTACATCTACAAGCCTAAAAAACTGACGGCCGAGGAAAAGAAGTTGCAACGCGAGCTCTACGACTCAATCACGCTTGAAACCATCAAGGAACTGGGGCCGAATGAAATGTACGCCAAGGTGCGCAAGAATTACGGGCCGAATCCGAACGAGACGGGGTACAATGAATTTCCAGGAAGGGGAAGAAAGACATATATTGATGGAATCACGGGTGAAAAATACACTCCTCGAGATGCATAAATTAGGACTAACACCCAAGCAAAAAATGGTATATGATATCATCGTGGACTTCATAAAATCTAACGGATATTCCCCCTCATACGAGGAGATCAAGCAGTTGATCGGCTCAAATTCAAAGAGTCATGTTCACAGGTTCGTCCATCAACTGAAGCAGCGTGGATGGATCAGTTTTGGAAATGGCAGAAATCGGTCAATTTCAGTGATATGAAGTTAATGTATAGGGATCACCAGGGAAAAAAGATTTTTTATTTTTTTAAATACCGGGGATTTGATGGCACCATGGCACCTTTTGCTGTTAATGCTTATATTTCAACCGTTTATATGGTGCCACCTAGGTGCCACCTGTAGACAACGTGAGGGGCATTTTTGAAAATGATAAAAATAAAATCAGAAAAAATAACTCTATTACAGGGACTTAGATGGTTGATCCACGCATAAGCAATATCACGGGGGGTGGCACTTTGGTGGCACCTAAAGACATGTCATTGAAATACCCGAAGGGTGGGGATGGATTGACTGTAAAACAGCGCATGTTCGTAAAGATATTCACGGAGAATGAAGGGAGGTTGACTCCCACAGAATGCGCCAGGCAGGCTGGATACAAGGAAGACAGCGCGAATGTGTCGTCTTCATTATTATTGAATGGTAAGAGATATCCAAAGGTCGTGGATGCTATTGTCAGGAGAAGGGCGGAGATTGAAAAAACACATGAAGTTAAACTACAAAAACACGTACAAGAATTGGCCAGACTGCGTGAGAAGTCTCTCGTGGAAAAGTCTTTTAGTGCTGCTGTTAATGCTGAGCGCCTGCGAGGGCAGGCTGCGGGATTGTACATTGACAGGAAAGAAATCAGAACAGGGACTATTGATAGTATGTCCCGTGAAGAAGTTCTAAAACAATTAAAGGAATTAGGATTAGATGGAAAATTTAAAAAAGAAGGTAATCAAACTGTCCTTTCGGTCGAAGAGAAATCCGATGGCGAAGGACTTAAGGACGTCACCGAAGTGGAAACAGAAGGTAGTGAAGGACAAGACGGTTTATGACCGTAAAAACAGAAACAAATTTCTGGAAGAGTGTAAAGAGATTGTTGGAAAATGGGGAGGAGAAGTATCTCATCTCGAGGATTGAGAGCTATGTTACGCCAGGATTCCCTGATTGCGTAATATTTCACAATGTTACAGGATTCTTCACTCTTGAGCTGAAGATAGTACAAGCTAATAATCGTATTCGTATTTCACCTCTTCAAACAGCGTGGAATAAATGGTATGCAGGCTACGGAGCGCCTGTATTCATACTTGTTAACTTGCCCAAGGCCCAAGGAGGGTCCAGGGTTAAACTGTTTTCAGGGGCCGTGGCCCAAGACTTACGCGAAAAGGACATCGATTCAGTGCCCGGGTTGTACGAAGGAAGGCTCAAGGACCTCGACTTCTTGAAACTCCCAAACTCCGTTTTTAATAAATAATATTGGGCCGAGGGCCGCGGACCGCGGATGACGCACCAGGCGCGCCCGGGATTTCCTGTCAAGGCAAAACTCCCGAAACTCCGGCAAATCTGCCAAATTTGTTCAGGGCTATTCACCTGTCTTTCCCGGGATCCTGGCTGCAGCTCGAGCGCCTCCTGTGCAAACTCCCAAACTCCGCGGAAATGCTAGACATTTGGGAAAGGTCGTGTATCTCACAGGATGGACCGGGGATCGCACGCAGCGTTCCTGAAACTCCCAAACTCCGCGGAAATGCTTGACATTTTATAAGGGTCGTGAAGCAGACTGGGCTACAGGATGACCAGGCGCGCCCCGGATTTCCCTCCTGAAAATAATCCAAATGAGTTCTTGCATTGTGGATAAGTTTCTGATATAATAGGAACAGAAATAGAGTATTTATAAACGCAAGTATACTTGGTCTGTTTGTATGGTTAAAAGCCCGTACTCTATTTCTTATAAATAGAAATAGAAAGAGAGTATATTATGGTAGTAGACCAAGATATTAATTTAGCACTCAATAGGATTGCGGATAATCAAGAAGAAATGATTGATGTCTTAAAACGAATTGCGAATCATTATGACGGGGTTGTTCCTGTTATGACACGCAACGCGAAACGAGCTGAAGTAATGGCTGAAGAGCAAGAGAAAGGATTTGCACAAGGGTTTAAAGATATGTTCGCCCCACAAGAGCATTAAACTCCGAAACTCCCCAAGTTGTGCATATCCTGTGGATAACTTGGGGATAACTTTCGGGTTCCCGGGCCCTGCGGGCGGCGGAGAAACTCCCAAACTCCTCTAATATACATTAACTATTTTGGGGGATTTCGGTAATGGCTCAGTCGCACCGGGCGCGCCCGGGTGAGTGCTTCACGGAAATAGAATGGCGGAAATCAGCCAAATGTTTATTTCGCCCGGGCTCTTGACAGGAGCTTCGTGGATGCGTATATTAAGAAGAGGATAGAGAAAGAGAATTAGAATGCTACATTTGATGTTATTATTGTTGATACCTGCCAAAATCGTGCTGGCAGTCTTCCTGGTTTACTGGGTGCTGCAGCTCCTCCTTCAGTGAAACTCCTGAAACTCCCCAAAATTGCCAACAATTAAATATTAGTCTTGATCCTGGAGCTGTGACGCCCGGCGCGCGCCCGGGGTTTTAAAACTCCTGAACTCCCGGAAAACTGCCAATCTATTTTGAAGCGTGGATCTCGAAGCTGGTTGCCGGGATCCCGGTCTTCCGCCCTCCTGACACGAAAAGTTATCCCCAAGTTTCTGAAACATCTATTGATTTAGGTTTGGATTCGTAGTATGTTAAGGGTTAACAAAGAGAGGTTAAGATGATGAATCCACCTTATCAGAGTTAGAGGTTTTGAGGAACATTTACCTAATTAACAAATGAC